TATCACCACTCGGCTCAACGAGACCGGCGCTGTTGTTCCGTTCGGCAATCTTGTCGTTTACAACACTGCTGGTACTGTTGCTAATTCTGCTACTACCATCTCTGGCGCTTCTGACACTGTGCTGGGCGTTAACGTCCTCACCTATGTTGATGAAACCGCTCTGGATGCAAATAGCCGTCCTGGCGTGAAGAACCAGCAAGCCATGAACGTGGCCAATGAAGGTGCAGTTGCTGTTTATGTGACTGGCGCTGTTACTCCCGCATCTCCCGTGCGCGTGCTGTATTCCGCTAGCGGCACTGGCAAGGTTGGTCAGTTCTCCCATGCTTTCGCATCGGGCAAAACTGTTCGCCTCGCAAATGCTCGTTTCCTTACCTCCACCACTGGCAGCGGTCTCGCTGTTCTGGAGCTGAATGGTCCGAGCTTCACCCTCTCTGCTGATTCTTGATAGGAGGCTCTTAAAAATGTCTGAATTCCGTATGGATGATGCGGGCCTGTTCCTTGAGCGTCAGCTTGAGTACATTCGCCCCCAAGTCTTTGAAGTGCAGTATGCGGATATTAAATATCCCACTGTGCTGCCCGTCACTGCTGAAGCTGGTCCTGGCGCCCAGACTTTCACCTATCGCATCATGGACTCCACTGGTGAGTTCAAGCTGATTGCGGACGCTGCTGATGATCTGCCCCGTGCTGACATCAGCCAAGTGGAGAAGAGCATCAACATCCGTTCCTTCGGTGGCAGCTTTGGCTACACCGTGCAGGAACTGCGTGCCGCTCAAATGGCCAACATCGCCCTGGAGCAGCGTCGTGCTGCTGCTGTGCGTCGTGCCTATGAAGAGAAAGTGGAGAGTCTGGCTTTCTTTGGCGAAAGCTCTGTGGGTCTCGCTGGTTTCTTCAATAACTCCACCGTGGACGTTGTTGCTGCTGACAAGTGGTTCACCACTGCCGGCACCACTGCCCAAGAAATGCTGGAGCTGCTGAACTATGGCGTGACTGCCATCATCAACGGCTCGAAGATGAAGGAGCAGCCCGACACCATTCTGCTGTCCTACGCGGATTACAACAAGATCAGCACCACTCGCAACTCCGATTCTTCGGACGTGACCGTGCTTGAGTACTTCCTGCGTACCAACCCTTACATCCGCAACGTTGAGCCCATCAACCAGTTGGAAGCTGATAACAGCGTGCTGAACACCGACCGCATGGTTGTGTACAAGCGTGATCCTGAGAAGGTGCAACTGCACATTCCTCAGCCTCTTGAGCTGTTCCCGCCCCAACAGCGTGGTCTGGAATTCATTGTTCCTGCTCATGCCCGCGTAGGTGGCGTTGCCCTGTACTATCCCAAGAGCATGATCTACGTGCAGGCCTCTACCTGAGGATAGTTAATCAAGAAGAGGGGCGTTAAGCTATTAGCAATTGTTTTTCTTGAACAATGCTGATTGCTTATCGTCCCGAACTTGAAAATCCCCCTCGCGATGCAGGGTTTGGCATTATTACCAAGAGCGGGCTCATTCAACTGACGCCTGGTCTTAATCAGGAAATCCCTGATGAAAAATGGAAGGAAGCGAAGGAAAACGGCACTGTTAAAAAGCTTCTTGCTATTGGTGCCATTGAAGAAATGAAAGAACAAGTGATGGTAGAAGACCTGCCTGAAAATGTTCAAAGCCTTAGCGAACTTCCCCTTACACAAGCCATCCGCGCCATTGAACTCATCCATGATCCAGATCGTCTGGCAGACTGGAAGAAGATCGAAGGGCGCATTCGCGTAAGGAATGCCATTGCAAAACGCGTTGAAGCCATTCGTATTGGGAAAGCCTGATTATGGCAGTTACCTACGCAAGCTTTCTTGAGCGCTTCCCTGAATTCAGCCCACATCCTTCCGGCATTGTCAATGGTGCCATTGCAGAAGCTTCTTACGATGCTTCTAGCGATGTGTTTGGGGATCAAACTGATAGAGCAGTCAAATTCCTTGCTGCTCATATCATTGCCATTCAACTTGCTCAAATGGGCATTCAAATTGGTGCCACTGACGGCAAGGTATATGGTGAGGGGCTTGACGCCACTCAATATGGTCAGGAGTTTAAACGAATGACCAACAATCTTCCTCTTTCTTCTGTTGGGTTTGTGGTGTGAGCAATTTTCTGGAGCCACTTGCAAATGCCACTTTGGTGTTTAATGTGGCTTCGGGCTACGCTCTCGATAGTGAAACTGGCAACTATGTGCCAGTTTCTTCTGGCGTGACGTTTTACGCCACACTCAAGCAAAAGCAAAATCCACGATACGACCAACTACTGGGGGCTGATCTGACTGCCGTCTACATGGAAGGCAGGATGACCAGTCCTCTTACTTTGTCTGGCGTAACCGTTGGCGATTCCGCTAAGGCAACGATCAATGGAAGGGAAGGAAGGTTTGAGCTATTGCCGAATGAACAAATTGCTATTCACTATTGGCAATTCTTAGGCACGCCAGTCAGGGGAATTTTTAGACTGATTGGCAAAGGAAGCGTGGACAACGCTTAATTCTCTTCTCCCATTGAGGAATTTCTCATGCTCTACCATCCCACTGAGCTAGTGAAGAGCCAGGACGTGATTGTCCGCGTGGGCTCCATTGGCGGTACTTCTCGTCCTGTTATCACTCAAAGCGGCGCTACTTTCACTGTTAGCGGCGCTCCCACTCTCTACACTCTGCAAGCAGCTACCACTGCTTCTGTTGCCTTCAACGATGGCAACCAAGAATTCTACCTGCTGGGTGGCGGCGGTTTCGCTGATAGCGTGATCACTACCAGCCAAGCTACTGCTTCGATCACTTCCTACTTCCAGAAGGATGTTGACGGCACCGTGTTCCTGCCGAACAGCTTTGATGAAGCTTTCCAAGTGGTAAGTGCTAGCCGTTACGACAAGAACCACGAAGTGTATGTGGAAATCAACAAGCAGCTTGGCGCTTCGGGCAACACTTACTATTACGATCGCGTGGCATTTGTTGCTTGCGTGATGAACTACAACGAGAGCTATCCTGCTGATAACCTCGTGGAAGTGACATTTGATCTGACCAGCCGTGGCCGCATTGGTATTCACCAGAATGCTTCCGAAACTGGCAGCATCATCCCCACCGCTCCTAATTCCTGATTCTTTTATTGAATCTTCGCTAGCCTGTTCCTACGGGAACAGGCTTTTTAATGAACATTTCACAACTGCGCGAGACAGTTACTGAGCTGCTTTCTGCATCGCCTAATCTTATTGGCACTTATACATTGCCAAATAATTCCACGATTCCCGCCGTATATGTAGTGGGCAGGCAAAGCGTGCCAAAGGAATGGAAAGCGAAAGGCTTGGAAGTAACAATGCGAGAATTTCCGAATCGACTACCTCGCGCCATGGTAGGAATGGTGCAAGTTAATCAATTGTGGGAAGTGAGACTGGCCCAGTTTACGCCAAGCAGTGCCACGTTAAACGAAGCAATGGAAAGAATGGTTAGGAGATTTCCTGATTGCACTCCGTCATATTTTCCTGGCGATGATATTGCCTACGAGCAATGCAAATTTATCATTCCCGATCGCATTGTTAAACAATTGTATCCAGCAGGCTAATGTCGGCAATTATCGTTGGCGGAACAGTTATTAATGCCAAGCTTTTAGAAGCAAAGTTGGCTAAAGCTTTTGAAACTTGGACACGTTTTGACGTGAATGATCACTTTCGTGATCAATTCTTTGAGGAAAAATGGGATTACGGCAGGGATACGAAGAGGAAAAATGGAGACTTTGTTAATGCAGGCGTTCGTGATATTTATGATCTTGGCGATCTTTACAAGAGCGGGAGAGACAGCTTTGACGTGTCTTTGTCGTCATCTGGCGCTGAGGCCAATTGGAATTGGGACGCCACCAATAGCAGTGGGCAGCCTTATGCTCGATACGTACACGACGCATTGAGAGGAACAAACGTGCCGTTTGCTAGACCATGGACTCAAGATGTTGCCATTCCAAGCCGATTTGAGCAAAGCGCTATTAAGCAGCAGCTTTTGCAACGCATTCGTTCTGCGATGGGACGATGAGAATTGACTATCTATCGAGCGCTGATAATACAGTGCATGCCATTAATTGCTTAATTGACGGCACTGCATTGGGAGTAGGCATCCTTTGTCTTGTTTCTTGCAGAGAAACGACCATTAGAATAAGCAACGAAAATCATTCAATGCTGATTGAAGTGCCACCAGAATTTCGCTCTTCTCACGAGCGAGTGAAGGTGTTCAACGCATTGTTAAACATTCTCGATCATGAGCAAATACAGCTTCCTAGTTCAAACCAAGACTGAAGGCTATTTTGAGCTACTGCCC